AGTCGTGAGTGCCTGAAGAGTCACCTGAGAACTGAGTCTCAGCTTCGTTGAACAGAGCTTCACGGTTAGATGTTGAACCACCTTGATAACGGGACTTCATCGCGAAGATGAGACCAGTTGGGCCGTTCATTGGCTGAACGCCACAAACGTCATATGCAATGAGGTTTGGCATGGCGCGACGAACCAGTGAAATCAACACTGGGTCGAAATTGTTTACCGAAGCGGTGTTGTTAGCTGGAGCAGCTTCCGAAAGGAAACCATGATGAGCAGCAGCTTCTTCATTAAGAGCTCTCTCTTGGTTCTCCAGAACAGCAGCGGTTACGGCGCGGCGGTGAGCGTCTTGGATTTTCTCACCTTCATCGAGAACTGGAGCCCACTTCTCAATAAGACTATCGTATGATTGTTGCATTGTTACACTTCCTTATGTTCTTGGTGCAGTTTTACGGATTGCCTGAAGGTATCTGTCCATTGAAGCAGAAGTTTCAACCGTAGTATCGGCATCTTCAACAATAGATTCTTGTTCTTCAGGAGTTACTTCTTTTGCGAAATGCGACTCGACAATGATGCCAACTTTTTCAGCGAATGATTCTTCGCTGTCGAAGTCAACGTCTTCAACGAGTGATTTCAGTTTTTCGACTTGAGTCTCTGCAAGGTTACGAGACGCTTCACGGATAACCGTTTCGCGCTTGTAAACTTCCAGTTCTTCAGATGTCTCAATGACTTTCTGAGTTGTTTCGTTCAGTTTGCTTTCCAGCTCTTCAACGGATTCAGAAAGTTCGTCAACTAGGTCAACTTTAGATTCTGGAACTTCAATGTAAGACTCTGTAAACAGGTCTTTCAATTTGTCCATGAAAGATTCAGCAATATCGGTGCGAAGACCGTTTTGAATTGCCAATTTGTTATCTTCCATCCAAGTCTCAACAACGTAGTTGAGGTAGCTGTCAACTTTTTCTACAAGGTCAGATTTGGTAGAAGAAATCTCTTCGGCCAATTCTTCTTTGTATTCAGCTTCCAAACGGTCTACTTCTTCAGACAGTTTAGATTTCACAGCAGTTTCAAACAAGATAGCGGTTTTAGCTTTGAACTCTTCAGAGAGAGTTGCTTCAGACTCGACCAATGCATCAAGTTCGGCAGTAGTGTCAACACTGGTTTCAGCGATGACTTCATCATCTTCCATGTCTACCGATTCGTTCTTCATATATGAGGCATACATGTCTTGCATTTCTGTTTTAGACATGCCACTCATTTTGTTGAACATTGCACTAATCATACCAGCTTTTGTTTTAGGTGCTTTTTCGCCTGCGTTTGCAGCGCCCTTGCCTGGTTCAGGTGACTTTTGCGTTGAACCAGCAGCCTTATCCACAGAGGCAATGCTCTCTGGTTCAGTTACTGGTTGTGCGGTGTCAGCCTTACCTTTAGCGGCAGGAGCAGAAGCTTCTTCAAGCGATTCGTCTTCGAGAGTATCCACGATTTCGTCTGTTACTTCATCGTGGAGTTCTTCGACTTCTTGGTTTACTTTTTCAGTCATATTAGACTCCTTACATACTAGATTTTAGTAACGAGAGGAAATTCTTAAACTCTCGAACACTTGTCTCATATAAGACAGGTTTCGGAGCGTTCTTAATTTCAGTCTCCATTTTTTCAATTACTTGAGGTTTCAGAACACCGTTATCCCAAATCCAATCAACACCTTCCATGATTCCATTAACAAATGCATCTGGTGCTGATGGGTCTTGCACGATGTCAACCGTGCTAAGAATAAAGTCGTCTTTAACGACCATTGCGCCGTTCCGTTGCTCAAGGCTACCCATACCACGAGTTGACACGCCTAGTTGCACACCACCATCAAGAAGACCTTTAACAATCTTACCCATTGGAGTATCCAATATTTGTGCCTTTCCAACCACATCATTTCCCTCAAACTTGAGAGAGGTGATGAGGTGAGAAACTTTATCAAGGTTAACAGTTGGGCCTTCAGGATGATTCAACTCACCCACAGCACGTTTCTTGTTAACCTGTGTATCAACGTATTGTTTTACCGCTCTTTCCATAATTGGTTTAGGGTAAACACGTCCGTTGCGATTCTTTGATTCTGTTTGAATGAAGATTCCTTCAATGACGTAATTCTTTTCGCCATCTTCTTTCTTCTCTACAATACACTGTAGACTTTCGTTTTCAGTAAATTCTGTAATTAACTTCATGTTAATTCCTTTACTACTTGCATCGCAGACTTCTCTGCATCTTTCTGTGATTGGAAGGCATCCAGTCGGTCACCATCAATATACACAACAAAAGGCAGAGAACCCTTTTCCTTAGTGATGAGGACAGGGAGTTTCTTGACCTTTTTGTCGAAGACGACATCGCCTTTTGGCTTACGTCCCTTCAACTCACTAAGAAGTTCTTTATATGTTTTCATAGTTTTATTTATACAAATAAAGATTTCTACAAACTAATTTTGTATATTAATCTTCAAGTTCCGCTAAGATTTCTTCGTCTTCTTCGAAGACTTCTTCTTCTTCGGTGCTGGTTTCGATGTCGGCATCAAGCCCTGTCTCATCTTCTGCACCCAACTCAAGAGTTTCATCTTCTTCATCCTCAATATATTCGTCTACAATATCTTCGTCAGAGACTTCTTCCTCGTCTCCATTAAACATTTGACTACCAACGGCTACACGTTGTGCTTCAAGTGCATCTGCCATCTTGTCATCAAGAATACTCTTGAACGAACCTTCTGCATTATTTAGGTCACCCGCAGTAATCTGATTGATAAGTTCTTCAACCGCAGTAGGTTCTACGGTCTCAACTTCTTGTTCCAGTGTTTCTGTTTCACTCATTTTATACTTCTTCCTCTTCGTCTCCGCCCGCTTCGTTTTCGGACTCGACTTCATCTTTCATATTCTGGATGTCTTCCTCAGAGAAGTGCATCACATTTTTCATAACCCACTCGCGCGAGAAATACTCACCAACATACTGTGAGATTTGGTCAAGGGTTTGGAGTCTGTTGGTCAACAGTTCCGCATCCTTGAGTTCCGTAAAGTGGTTGTCTCTTTGGAAGTCAACACCCACCTGATGTTTCCATTGTTCCCAATCCTGTTCGGTAATGATACCCTTCATGATAAGCTGTTTACGAAGGATACCCAAGAACATGGTTGAGAAACGTTTACGCAGACGGTCAATGAACTTCTGGAACTTCACTTCGTCCCGTGAAATCTCAGTGGAACGACCCAATGAGAACTGCGCTTCTTGTTCCAGACGATTGATTGGCACGTTCAGTGAACGATACAGTCTCTTCTGGAAATAAATGATGTCATCAATCTGACCAAGATTTTCACCGCCTGGGAGTGTGGTAATCTCTGTTCCGCGACCACCTTCTCTACGAGGCAACCAGAAATCTTCGAGCATAGACATATGCTTACGGTCATCTTTGATTGTGCCTGAGTTTGCATCGTATACAATCTTATTGCGATAACGAGACATGATGTCTTTCATGTATGCTTCAGATTTGTTACGAGGCATGTTACCAACATCGATATAGAAAATCCTACGTTCTGGAGCCCGTGCGAGACGGTAGATAACCAGACTGTCTTCCATCATGCGAAGTTGGTTGATTGGTTTCAGTGCTTTATGGAGATAGGATACAACCTGTCTCTTACTTGGGTCAAGCAGACCCGAACTTGTATATGATATTGCGTCAGGAGAAAGTTTTACGCCTTGATTAGTTCCCGCTCTCTCTTGATAGATATAAAATTCGCTGACCTTCTCGACAATCTTTGCGCCTGTCACTTGGTCTTTTTTGTGTTTGACTTCCTTGACCTTACGAATCTTTGCAGCATCGATAGGACGAATTTCCTGAATACCAGCCTTGAGGTTTGATTCGTTTGCGACCAAGTGGAAATAGATACGACCATCCACATAGAATGAACGGAACATGTCATGACCCAATTCATTAAACTTCAACATGTTATAGATGCCGTTGAATTCTTCGGTCATTTGTTTTTTGATTGAGTCAGATGTCTCAACCATATCGAGGTTCAACTCACACGATGAACCATCATCACCAACAATTGTTTCGTTGACGATATCTTCAATCGCGGCATCAACTTCTGGATGATGTGCAACGCCTCGATACTTTATGATAAGTTGTTGGTTGTCCTTTGCTTGAGACCCCTCCATGTCAATGTATTGACCATAGTGAGACCCTGATGCAGTAACATACCCTACGCCGTCTTCATCAGCGGGGGTTACAATCGATTTTAATTTTTCGTTCTCTTTTGGTTTAGTCTCGTCTGCTCTTTTGAGTTCGAAACCAAACAGTTTGAGAATACTGTTGTCCTGTTCTGCCATTACCTATCCTGTTGTCAATAAAGGGGGTAGGGTTGTTGCCCTACCCCCACTACTTATACCTCTATTAAGAGGTCGTGCCTGATTCCCAGTATTGAACCGCGAACTCAACTGTGAACTCCTCAACGGTGTCTACTGTTTCGTAGTTAAGGTCAATTGCACTGACATTAATTGGAAACGCACCACGGAAGTTATATGTTTTCAGAACTGTTTCATCTCTGTCCAGTTGCTCAACAACGAGGTCTGCTTGATAATCCACTGGATTGGTCAAACCTGTGTTTGCAGCGTGAGAGTTGATACCATTCATCCAACGTTCCATAGAATTACGGATAGTGAAATCCGTATCATTCAGGATAGTTGCAGTCCATGTTTCAAACGTGCGGTCTCCAGCGATTTTCAGCTGGCGACCACGGAATGGGACTTCAATAACATTCATTACTGATGCTGGCAACTGTGCAGCCTTACAGAGGAATGATGTCAGTTCGACATCACCGCCTGCATAGCCTGGAAAGTTGACAGTGGCTTTGAAGAGATTGGGACGTGCGCCCCCGCCTCTGAGTTTTGACTTAAAGTCGTCTACGCCTAAGATTGCCATTTTTTTCTACTCCCCTTATACCGTGCCTACAACTTCTTCAAACTCTACACCAGTTCTAACTGCGACAAAGTTCAATGTCACATAGTTGATAGAACGGGCAGGCTTGATGAAGATGCTTGCGATGAATTCATTGCGGTCAACCACAGCAGGAGTGTTGTTCGTTTCGTCACAGACCACACGGAAGTCCGTGATACCACGACGACCTTGAATCTCACGAAGGAATGGTTCGACGATATTAGTGAACTCTGCACGAGTAAACTCATCGTTGAATTCGAACATCACGTTACGAGCAGCAAGTGCAATCGCACGTTCTACACCCAAGAAGAGACGGCGGACATTGATTCGGTCAAATGCACTTGGACGCGATTCGTTTGTCTTGTCACCGAAGAGCATAATGCCTTCGCCTGGGATGTTTGCGATTGGGTTGATACCCACTTTGTAGAGAGCGTCTCTCTCTGCTTTGGATGGTGATACAACAATATCTGTGATACCAACATACCTACCACGTCTCGCACCCGCAGGAGAGAACCACGGAGCAGCAACCAAGTCGGTAGCAGCCATGAGACCCGCAGTGGACGAGTTGGCAGGAATCTTGATGTATTTGTCATTATACTTGTCAAATACTTTCAGATAGTTATTGTCTTGAACCAAGTAAGATGACTTGGTGTATGTGTTGTTACAGGCCAATACAGCAGCATTAGTGCCTATCGTGACAACCGCAGCACGAGATGGTGATGCGACTGCAACACAGTCTTTACGAGTTGTTCCAGCGATTGATACGAGGTCGTTTACAATCGTTGTCGCCGTTGTGTCTGACAAAGACTCAGGTGCAATCAGGAAGTCAACTTCGATTGCGTCTGTATCTTCGAACTTATCGAATCCGCGAAGGACATCATCAGTTCCCAGAGAGCTTGAAGTCACACCAGATGTAAATGACCATGTGCTTTCAACTGCACTATTAACTTGTCCAGTTGCAAAGTCTTCACCAGATACTGTTGCTTGTGTGTCCCAGTTTGAACCATGAAAATCAACATTTTCCGAAGCAGCAACTCCAGTAACACCAGCAGTTGTTACTGATACAGTGATGGATGCACCACCTCTAGTAACCGTTGGTGCAGTCGAAACCGCACCTTGAGATTTATAGGTCAGTGTCAGGTTTGTGCCATTAGCAGATACCGTATAAAGTAGACCGCTGTAATCACTGTCGCCTTGAATAGCAGTAACCTGTCCAGCAACATCAGAGTATGTAGCTGCATCGACACTAACTGTTGTAGTTCCGTCTGTAAGTTGCAGAGTAAATGTTCCAGATTCTACTGTCGGTGCGCTGTAGATAGCGGCAACCCCGTTGATTGCATCGGTAATACCGTGCCATCCACCAGTTGCATATACCCATTGAGAACGCAGTTTCAGGACATCTTTATAATAGTTTGATGTTCCATCAGTTGATTTCGCGTTTGAGGCAACTGACAAGAATGGGAAGGTTTCGAGAACCGTTCCAGCAGTCCCAGAGATGAGACCGTCTTCGTCAATCACAGCAACGTGAATCTCGTCATTCTTACCACCAAGAGCAGACACAAACGATGAAGTGCCTGGCGCACCATCAAAGTTTGGTTTGTATGCCCATGCGTCGAAGTTGGTTGTCCCGCCATTATCGGAGTCAGAACCCACGATAGAGATTTTGAGAGAGTTACCAATAGAGCCTGGATATTTGGCGATAAATGCACCGTCAGAACTGTCAAGTGACAATCCTTCAAATGCGTCGAGATTGTTGATGGTTTGTGCATTCAAACTACCCAAGTTTGTATTATTAGCGAGAGCGTTGACGCCATCGGCGTCTTGTTCGCGAACAACGTAAAGAGCATTAGAATACCTTAAAAAATATGCGGCAGAGTGGAAGTCTACCGTATTTGCATCGGTTGGTGCGGAGAATGTCGAAACAAGACCCGTTTCATCTGAGACGAGAGTTGCAACTCCAACTGGCCCCCAACCGAAGTTTCCCACAAATGCGCCAGTGGAAGTTTGAACGTTAGGCACTACGCCCGTCAGGTCAATTTCCTTAACTGTAACAGCAGGGGAAGCGGATGGTGTAAAAAGTGCCATAACCTTTTCCTTTTTTCAGTGTTATTAATATGTTTTCATAATACGGTAGTTATATCAATACCTTTATTTATAATAAAAAGTTTTTTGATATTATTCCCAGTCTGTGACACCAATACCCTCATATGAGTGCCAACCAACGTTTTTGATTGCTTCTTGTTGCGCTTCGTGTTCTTCATAGGCTGCGACACCATCGTCAATGAACCCTACAGGCGGAACATCGTCCTCAATCTCCTGCATTTTCTTCTCAAACATCATCTGTTTAAGATTGATATCCGTCATATCTGAGAAGTATTGGGTTGATACAAAGAATCCAAACATCACCAAATTCATCATCAAATCATCGTGGTTACCGTCAGATGCCTCATATGACTGTCCTCTCGACACGAATGTGGAGATTTCCATGATAGTTTGTTCGTCTAAGATATCAAGTTTCTTCTCTTCGAGGATATCCTTGATTGCAGAACAACCTAATCGTTTCACCTTTCTATTCATTTCAATACCAATACGGTCTGCTTTTACCGCAGATTCCATATGGACATTATCATATTCTAAGTCTTGATACAGTCCGTTACAGACTAATGTGCCTTGGTCATTCGACTCAATAACGACATATGCCTCATTATAGACTTTCGCATACTTATATATAATGTTGGGAAAGAGAATTGGAGAAATAGTATTGTTGCGATACACGGCCACCTGTTTAAAAGGTCTAGTGCCAATGTCGATTACCGTAAAGGTTGAATAATCCTGACCTCTCCCTTTGGACACATCAACAGTCATGATATACTCACGACTCTTGGTAGGTTCTTCATAGACCAATAGGTCGCCACCTTCGAATACTCTTTTAGGTGGTTTTGCACGAAATGAAAGCAACGTCTCTGCGTTGATTAGGGTATCACCTGTTCCAAAAAAGGTGTTACCAAACTCTTGGTCAAACTGTAACTGAGAGGTGTTTGCAACTGTCTGTGCTTTCCATTCCTCATCACGGCCTGGCACATCATACCAGTTCACTGTGAACGGGATGAACTCATTAACTTTTTGAACTGCTCCCTCCCAGATTTTATGGAATGTATTACCAATGCCGTTTGCAGTTGACGTAATGATAACCTTTGTCTCTTTACCAGCCGAGACCACTGGATAGGTTGAAGTATAAAACTCATTCGCTCTTTCCACGAATGCAAACTCATCAAGGAATAGTAGATTAACTGACATACCACGAATGGAACTACCACTTGTAGCACTGGCAATAATGCGAGAATTATTACTAAACTCAATAGAACCCTTGTTGAGTGCTTTACAGCCAGGTTGTAGGAAGAAGGGAAGATTCTCCAACATGAGCGTAACACGCGCCAGCATCTCACGAGCAGTGGCACCTTTGTTCGCAAGGATTGCAATCGTCTTCTCGCTATGAAAACAAGCATACCATAGTAGGTAGCCAACAGAACTAATCGACTTACCCGATTGGCGACACGCAAGAACGATAGAAAACCTGTTATCATTAAAGTGCTTGAACATCTTCTCTTGATAAGGATACAAGTCGAAAGGGACTAGTCCTTCATCAAGCGAGATAACTTTTAGATATTTTTTGCAGAAGTATACAGGGTCTTTACCACACTTGACATATTCTTTGACCTCCGCTTCTGTAAATTGATGTTGAACACCATCACGCTTGACATTAATATTGCCAAGATAA